CCGGTCTGGTACAGCAGATAAGCCCTTGGTCGGGGAATCAGGTTGGTTTATGATGGGGGTGACCTTGGAATTCGATTTTCGTGTAATAGGGCGGTTCGAGACTGATTGATTGGCAAAGTGCCACAAAACGTAAATGCAAACGATAACAACGCATATGAAGGTCTTGCACTAGCTGCATGATTTTTCGGGGCCCGGTGGGAGCCTAGCAACAGAATCCCACCAACACACAACACACACAAAAGGAAATTAAAATGTCTAAGACACCATATGAAGTCCGTCTTGAAGTTCTCAAGATGGCACAAGATCAAGCTAATGCAAAATTCTACAATGAACGGGAGAATGCTCTCGAGAAAGCTCGCATGAATGAGAGCGCTCAGTATTTGACTGAGGTCCCAGTATTCCCAACTGCAGAGAATATTATTGTCGAAGCAACGAAGCTCAAGTCTTTTGTGGATAGTAACTAATTAACTGGGCCTGGTGGGAGCCTAGCAACAGAATCCCACCACACGATCAAACGTGCATATAGCACGACGAATGGATAATATGGTATCTTAGTACATATAAATACTAGGTTACTACGGAGGCTAACATCCTCCATTGACTCTTACACAAAGCTTCAAGTCAAAGTTGGCTAAGAAAGCGGAATTATCACAGATCTGAGATCGACGATAATTCCACCGACGAAAACAATAATGATTTTGCATTTCCAGTAAGAGGGAAATGGATGGAAGATACCTTCATCATTACATCTTGTATCTTCTTATAGCAATAATGATAGTTGGGGTTGAGACACCTCTGTAAAGCTGTCACTATCTGCCAGAGTCATTTGACTTCAGAGAGTACAAATGAAATTATTCACAAATAAAAAAGACTTTCCTTACCTACGTTGGGCAGAAGGCTTCGTAATTGGTATTATAGCTGTTACAGGTGTGGCACTAGCAACACCAGCTAAAGAACCAGAAGTGAAGATCGTAAAGGTCCCACAGATACAGGTAATAGAAAAAGAAGTAATAGTCAAACAAGCTGTATATCTAAACAAGCACGATAGACAGCAAATCAAATGCATGGCAGAGAATACATACTTCGAAGCTGGGCATGAGTCTAACAAAGGTAAGATTGCAGTCAACAATGTTGTACTCAATCGTGCCAAAGACAAAAGATTCCCTAAAACTCCATGTGGGGTTATTAATCAGAGGACCGCGCGCGTATGCCAGTTTTCATGGAAGTGTGAGGGAGGAAAGCGAATAGCTGATAAGACAGCATATCGTAAGGCAACAGTTATTGCCGAGAACGTATATCTAGGTAACTATGGCGATGTTACACATGGCGCTAAGTTTTACCATGCAGACTACGTGAGCCCAGGTTGGGGAAGAGTGTTCGATAGAACTACCAAGATTGGCGCACATATTTTTTATAGAGGTTGATTAACAATGATTGCAAAGCTCTCACCACAAACATTTTATGTAGAAATTGAGAAGTTGGTGTGCCAGCTTAACGTGAGTTATATGGATGCAGTAGTTCACTACTGTGAGATTAATAGTCTCGAGATAGAGACTGCTGCATCCATTATAAAGAACAATAGCAAGATTAGAGCTATTGTTCAAAATGAGGGTGAAGATCTAAATCTTCTTCCTAGAACGGCAAAATTGCCGTTGTAAAATATACGTAAATGTATATAATGATCTAAGTGGACATGACAAGTACACAACAACATACGAAACAATACGGAGAAATATATGACAAGTTCATTCGCAGACCTTAAGCGTAGTGGTGGTAATCTCGATCGCCTCACTTCAGAGCTCGAGAAGCTCTCGGCCCCAGCAGGGGGCGGCAACAACAAGGACGATCGCTACTGGACCATTCAAGCTGATAAGGCTGGTAATGGTTACGCAGTGATTCGGTTCCTTCCTGCATCCCCTAACGAAGATGTTCCCTTTGTCCGCATGTGGTCGCATGGCTTCCAGGGCAATGGTGGCTGGTACATTGAGAACTCACTCTCGACGATTGGTAAGCCCGATCCTGTTGGTGAGATGAATACCAAGCT